CTGCGCCTGCGCCCGGTACACCACTTCCAGCATACGAAAGTGATGCATTGATCCAACCATTTAATGTACTTGCTGTACTAATTGCTGTGCCAGGAGCCGCAAAGAACAAGCCAGATATCTTGCCTGTAAATGTCACATTAAAGTTTTGCAACGATCCTCGGGTAAATGCTCCACGGAAATATTGATTGCCGCCGGTTCTACCCGAATTCAAGTTAGGACCTACAGGCAAATAACCTGTACTCAAATCAGTGTTAAACCATTTGAGCTGATTCCAACGAACCACTGCTTCATCTGTACCAGCAACGGTCACTGCACCAGACCAGGCATTACTTGTGTAATAATTTGTACTGTTGCTAAATGTTGGGTTGGCACCGGTTGCACCTGCGATTGCAATACGCTTTGCTGTTGTTGCGCCACTTGGGGCAGTGATACCGGTCTCTACAAATCCACTTGGTGTTGATGTAAACACTTGGATTTTCTTGGCCACTGTTGCTGTTGCACTGGTACCGTTTACATTGGTAGCACTGTACTTGATTGTTTGAACTGCCATTGTACTGGCTGGTGCTACATTGATAGTTTGTGAACCAATGGTATATCGATTGCCAGTATCTTTACCTGTATTTGCTTTTGGAACACCACCTGACAGGAATGTTGTTGCACCATCCAAATTACTATAAGTTTTGGTTTGTGAAACAATTACACTGCCAGTTGTGCTTTCATCATTGGTGTCAGGTGCAATAGTAAATGGAGTTGTAGTGTTTTGATATGTCTGACCTATCCAGTTATAAATCTGTGCGCCAGCCAATACCACTGTGGGACTTCCTGTATTAAAATAAGGAATACCAGAAACATACAAATAAGTTCCTGCTGTACCTGTAGTGAGCGTGGCACTGGAAACATCAACTGTTGGTACTGAGGTTACGTCATCTTTGACATAACCAACTGCATTGGTACTTCCAGTCACACTGTGAATTAGTTTTACCTGATTGTAACCTGTGCTTATGCTGCCAACTGCTTTGGTTGCGTATGCTGAAAATACTTTGTAAAAATTGCTAGGATATGTAGAAGGGCTCACAAGGTTAGCATCCCTGTCAGACGTAACTACCAAGTTTCCGTATGTACCTGCATCATTGCCTGATGTAAACGAAATACTACCATCTGTGGCGCCATTGAATTCTGCAGACAATGTACCAGTATAAGAATTATACGCATCAGCCACTGTGTTAGTTGTCACTGTTCCAGAGGTATAACGAGTTACACTTGTACCAGCTGTTGGAATATTGCCACCCGAGTTATCAGCGGCCTGAGCTGCCAAGTATGGACTGGTTCCTGCACTGGCTGTGCTCATGCTTAATGTTTTTGCACTCAATCCTGCTGGTGCAGCCGGAACAGAATTAATTACAATATAATTGGTTTTGGTGTTGGTGTCATCGGTTAGTGTTTCACTGTAGGTGCCTGTTGACAACAGTGAAACTGTATAACTTCCTGCACTAGTGAATATGTGATCAATTGTGGATCCAGGTGTACCTGGACCAGTGGTCAACACTCCGCTGTCACTGCCATCGCCCCATGTCCATTTATACGAGTCGGTGTTCAATGAGCTATTGGTAAATCTCGCTATGGCTCTATTAACTCCATTTAGGTCTGTGAAATAGTATCCAGTCTGTGCGCTGTCGCCTGTTCTGTCAGATGCTGTAACTAATACACCAGAGAAGATGGCCTGTGGATCAGGATTCACTGTAACTGTCACAGTAGATGTTGCAAACGGGCTAGTAGAATAACCATTGTAAACTTCAAGTTTTACTTCAAAGGTCTGTGTCACTGCAGGGTTGGTCAATGAGAACTTGTGAGTTATATTGACATTTCTATCACCTGCCGCACCCGAGCCTGCATTAACGTTTGTTGTTGTTCCGTCACCCCAAGTCCATTTGTAGTAGTTGCCTGAGAAGGTGGCAGTTGCTCCAACACCGGCTGCAGTGGTGTTGGTAAATGTAACATTCCAACCATCGGGGTTCAATGTGTAATCATTGTTTCCGGTGAGAGTGGTGTAGGTAAATGTTGGACTATGTGTTTTATAAACGTAAACATTTTGTATACCACTGGCCACTGTGACTGCACTTGTTCCTGCTGTTGAACTCACAGCTTCAATATATGGCTGGTATCTGGTATCTGCACTACCGGACACATTGTAGGTATGTGATTTTGCACCACCGCCTGCACCGCCAGCCACACTGTTTGATGCAATAACATCACTTGTGCCATCACCCCAGTATATCACATAGCTTTGTGCGTTCTGGCTGGTATTTGTTAAACTTACAGATGTGCCTGTATCCAATGCTGTTTTATTCAGTGTAAAACTTGGAATTGGAGTTGGTGTGTATAATGTAATGTAATTTGTTTTTGTTTTTGTATTGCTGGCTCCGGTGCCAGAACCACTGCTGTTGCTCACAGTCAGCTGAACAGTAAATTGTCCACCTGACGTATTGTTATATGTTTTTGTAGGTGTTGAGCTGGTACTGGTTGTACCATCACCAAAGTCCCACAGGTATGAAGTGCCAGTGCCAGTAAATGTTCTGCTGAATGTCATTGTCAATGGACTAGGTCCTGCTACCGCACTGGCATTAAAATCTACACTGCCCACAAATGTGCCTTTGGCAACATTTAACATCACTTCATTTAAATCGTCTATGGCATCTGTCACTGTTGTTGTGGGTGTCCAGATAGATGTTGCACCGGGTGTTACTAAATCAGAGTCCGATGACATACCCAATGGTATAACATTACCCACAATGGCCGCCGCGCCACCAGACGAAGTGATACCACCGGTAATACTGATACTACCATTAATGATAATATTACCAAATGCACGGATATCTCCAGTGGCATTTAAGTTACCCAATCTCACATTGCCATATTCATTATAAGTTACAACATTGTTGTCAACTGTGACATTGCTAGCCAACGCAAATTCGGAACCGCTGTTGTCCCAACCAACGAATGCCTGTTTACTGGCACTCCGATAATAGTTTACAAGTATACCGCTGTCGCGTCCGTCATCTGACGTCAACGGCATAGAATTTGCGGTTTTATTTAATTCAAGTATGGAATCTGTATAGGTAACTGTGGTCGAATTAACTGTTAACGTATTTCCTAGCACTGTTAAATCGCCAGCAACTATCACGTTACCATTGAATTTAGACTCTGTGCCGCCAACATTCAAGTTACCACTAATGCCAACTCCGTCACTGACTACCAATGCACCTGTTGTTGTGCTTGTGCTTGTTGCTACATTAGATATTTGAATTGTATGTAAAATTACATTTGGAATAACGCCAGTTGCGCCAGTTGCGCCAGCTATTCCACGTGATCCAGTATATCCTACGACACCAGTTGCTCCGTTGGTTCCTGAACTACCAGTATATCCTAATACACCAGTTGCACCAATGGATCCTGTATAACCGGTGTCGCCTTGTATACCTTGACTACCTGTGTATCCAACTCCAGTGGCACCCATGGATCCTGTATAACCAGTATAGCCTTGTATACCTTGGCTGCCAGTATAACCTATATCCCCTTGTGATCCTGTGTAACCTGTTAAACCTCGGATGCCAGTGGAACCTTCTGGTCCTGTTAAACCTGTAGCACCTGTTACGCCTCGAGGACCTGTTGCACCTGTTGCACCACCCGGAGTACCTTGAATACCTTGTGAACCAGTATAACCAAATGCGGCAGCAGCACCCGGAATACCTTGTTCGCCCGCTGACCCTGTGTATCCTACTGCACCACTTGCTCCGGTGGCACCTGTTCCTGTAGCACCTGTTACGCCTTGTGGTCCCACTGGTCCTGCTATACCAGTAGCACCCGTTGATCCTTGTGCCCCAGGAGTACCTGCAGTACCTTGAAAACCTGTGGCGCCTTGATTTCCTTGTGTGCCTTGTGGTCCTGTTAGACCGGTAGCGCCTTGTGATCCAGTGGCGCCTGTTTGTCCTACTGGTCCTGCTAATCCAGTAGACCCCCGATCGCCTTGTGGACCAACTTGTCCAACCGGACCAGCAAAGCCAGTAGATCCTCGATCGCCTTGTGGACCAACTGGTCCTGCTATACCAGTTGCGCCTTGATTACCTTGTACGCCTTGTGCACCCACCGGACCTGCTAAACCAGTAGCACCTGTTGCGCCATTATCGCCATCAGTGCCAGCTATACCTGTTGCACCTCGAGTTCCCTGTGGTCCTTGTGCACCTGTTTGACCTGCTAAACCAGTGGCGCCAGTCGCACCATCAGCCCCATCAATGCCAGATATACCTGTTGCACCTTGATTGCCTTGTGGTCCTTGTGCGCCAGTTGGGCCTGCTAGTCCTGTGGCACCTGTTGCGCCATCGGCGCCATCAGTGCCTGATATACCTGTTGCGCCTTGCTCGCCTGCGGCACCATCGCTACCAGGTAATCCTCGTAGGCCACGTAAACCGGTTGCGCCGGCTTGCCCGGCTGGACCTGCACCGCCTGTGGCACCAGTTGCACCGCCTGCTCCGTTTGTGCCTGCAGGCCCTTGTAAGCCAGTTGCGCCTTGCTCACCGGCTGCGCCCGGAGCTCCAGCTATACCAGTAGCACCAGCTATACCAGCTTGACCCGATTGTCCCACCGGACCTGCAACGCCTGGCGCACCTGTAGCACCAGTTTGCCCCGCTGGACCTGCAATACCTGCAAGTCCTGATGCGCCTGTGGCACCTATTGCAGCCGCAGTGCCCGGAATACCTTGTGCGCCTGTTGCGCCGGGTAACCCTTGGATACCCGTGGCACCCATTTGTCCTGTGGCACCTGCTAAACCAGGAACTCCAAAACCAGTTGCTCCTTGTGGTCCAGTCGAACCAGTTGAACCAGTAAAGCCGGTTGCGCCGGCGCCAGTTGCACCTTGCGGGCCAGTTGCACCAGTTATGCCCTGAGCACCTGTTGCACCCATGGCACCATATGGTGTTCCGTCTGCACGGAAAATATTGTCTGTATAAAGATTTGCTAGATATGCGGCACCCGAAACGCCTAAGCCACCAGCAACTACCAATGCACCAGTTGTTGTACTTGTTGACAACGTGCCATTTGTTAATACCAATGCGCCAGCTTCTAGTGTGCCTGCTGTGCCAGACACCACGCCGCCAGCACTAACAGTACCGTTTGAAACATATTTCAATCTGCCAGTGGCATTGTCCCAAACCATGTATGCACTTCGTTGTACCCCTGCAGATGATTTATAGTAATTGAATTCTATGCCAATGTCTCTACCATCATCTAATGTCAAAGCACTGCCAGATGTATGTAATTCTATTAGAGCGTCAGCAACACTAGAATTTTGTGCCGCTACACTACTCACGCTACCAGCAATTACTAAATTACCAGTAACAGTTAAATCTACAGCAGTCATTGTTGACTGTACACCCAACTGTGTGATATTGGGTTGGTAAGCAGTTGTTATTGTACCACTTAGGTTAGTGCCAGAAATATTCCCAGCATTTAAATTGCCAGCAATTCCTACACCACCTGCAACAATTACGGCACCAGTTGTTCTGCTGGTACTGGCTCTAGCATTGGTGATGCTAAATGTTGTTCCTAGAACCGTAGATGTTACATTACTTTTAGAAGCAAGGTTTTGTAAAGCTGGCGGTTGGCGTAGATATCTAATCATTGCTGTTAGCTCATGACCTCATATGATATCACATATTGTAGCACTCCGGCCGCCCCTGCAGAAACTCTGATACTGTCCCCTTCTTCTAGGTAAATGCTGGTATCTTTGGCAATAGCTACCAATGAGTTTGCCACTGGTACAGGAACACCGCTAGCTAATTTATAACTAACAGAGTTCCTATATAAGTCAACTGTTGCAACTGAATCAGATGCACTTAAATTTGTAACGTAAAGTACGTTGATACGATAAGACTGTGAGCTGTTGACAGGATTGGTCAATATTGCTGTTAGGGTACTAGGAACCCATTCAGCTTTGGTTTTTCCTATAATAGACGATGTTGTGATTAAATTTGGGGCAGCCATTCTGTATCCAGTTAGTTAAGCAAAATTATAAAATTTTGTTCGATTATGTATTTATGTGCTTGTAAAGTAATAGTTTCGTTGCAATTCACGGAGTATAAGTCCATGTGTTTGTGAACTCTACACCTGTTAAATCATCTATGACCACAGTTCCTCGTACAGTATTTCCGGCGCTGACTCCAGCACTTAGTATCATTGTTTCTCCAGTTTCTATTAGATTATCAGGCAGTAATGCCACCCTGGCCAGTAGCATGCCGTTGACCATTCGAGGTTTGTTGTTGTACTGATAAGGTGACCAAGATATTCCATTATTTTCCGATACTTCTACCAGAGATCCAGGAGACACCGCAGTCGCGTAGTCTTGACCGCGGGTTGCAGTGCCCGACATGCTTAAACTAACTTGTTTATTCAATGATGACAAATCACCAGTCACTACCCAAATTGCATAAGGGGATCTTTCCCATACTATGTTAGAAGTAACTGCGATTATCGGTGTGTTTGTTTCAGGATAACGCCAATCATTGTTAAAATGTTTTCCTATTGCATTGTTAATTGTTGCCACACCCTGTGCTGTATTTCCGTTTTGTACTTCTGCAGACAGTATTAAAGATTCGCCAAGTTCTACTGCGGGCGATCTGACTAGCGCAACCCTGGCCAATAACACTCCATTTTGAATAGTGGGCAATGATACCGTACTGTATGTGACCCATGTATTGCCTCCTGTGTTTGACACAGACAATGTGGGCACATAGTCTGAGGTTGCGGCTGCTGACCCTGACAGACTTAAAATAACAGTTTTGCCGTTGGCGTTGGCATCTCCTGTGATAACCCAATTTGAGTACGTGGAATATTCGTTTACTACAAAAGAGTCTACAGCTATCACCGGTGTATTTGGCAAAACAGTTGTGGTTGGTGGTACATATGGCGGATAAACAGATACAGCTCCTGTCACTTGCACATACACACTCTTGGGTTGACCTGCCTGGCCAGTTTGAGATAGTAACGTATACGTAAATGCATCAAGTCCTGCATAATCAGGAAATGGCACATAAGCCATATGTCGTCTATCATCTGTGAGTCTAACATATCCATGCTGTGGCTGAGCTAGCACAACAGGTTCTGCGTAACGACTGTCACCAACTCTGATTTTTATTTCTGTGTTATACAATCCCAACGAATTAACACCGGCTGCACTATCAAACGGACGAGTTGCTAAATTACCGGTATCCTCTGTGACTTTAGCGATATTGCTACCAAATGCCCAACGAGCCGGATTGAATCTTTGTACAAATTCAGTTAAACTGTGTATATTCTGTACTTTTACTACTGCGGCATTAGAAGATAGTTTATCAACAGTGTCGCTAATTACTGTTACCACACCCGACAATGGTTGGCTAAATTTAATTTTATTATCTCGTGTGATATGGTATGTACTACCAGGTATGCCGTTGGTATTGTGCGTTGCATACTTTGGATTCAGCAATCTGGTTCCGTTGACAGGTGGTACATTGGAAATAAATTTGTATGCTGTGGTACGCATTGGCTCTATGCTGACAGATGATGACACATATGCCTGAGCCACCGGTGGATATATATCGATAGGAAACGGAATGCCTGAAGAAGAAACCCCAAACTGTATTTCACTATATGAATAAAAAGGATTAACTGTTTTCTGTCCCGGTGCTTCATAATTCTCTTTAGAATTTTTAGCACTACGTGTGGTCCAAATTGTCGCTCCCGACTTGTCTTTTATTATGCCGGCAAGCCCACGTGTGCCCATCTTGGATGGGTTCCTCATAGATCGCGTGGTCCAAAGTATGTCGCCATTGGAATTTTTAATGGTGGCTGCTATACCACCAGGACCGCCTGTATTAATACCATTCATTCTAATAACGTGCCACCCTTTAGCAATATATTCCAACCTTGTTGCTGTTGCGGTATAGTTGGCAGCACCATCAGCGGAAGTGGTTGTTATCACTGTAGTAAATGTTGTTTTTGATGTTGTACTAATTTTTAAATCGCCAAAATCATCCATCGACACTTCTATTGCGTAAATCCCTGTTGCTGGTGCATAAAATTCCCACTCGTAGTCCATACTACCATTGTAAACTCCGTATGTGTTCAACAATGATGACCAAAAACTTTGTGTATTTGCACTAGTATAGTACAAGGGTGTTTGAATTGTGTCATCAAAGTCTTCTGCAAGGATTTTAATATCATACCATCCACATTGTGGTATAACAAAACTATCGGCCTGCGGCGAACCATATCTAGTAGAATTGGAACCTGTTGTTTCTAATATCTGGCTATACGACAAAGCTGATCCAATATTACTTGATGCAGTCACGGTATTGGCAGCAATATACACATTGGCAGTATTATCAACTGACACAGAAACAGTATGAACTCCAGGGTTAGGAAAAAATACCTGCCAATTGTATTCTGCAGATAGATTTCCTTGCCAAACGCTATAGGTATTCAACAAGTCAGACCATGCTTCGTTTGTGGTACCCGGGGTGTAATATGTTAAAAATGGTTTGACTGTGCCGACTGTGATACTGGTTGCATTTCCAGAGGTGGCCAGGTCTGATGCATCTGTTAACCCACCATATGCTTCTAATCCGTTTCCTTTTCCACAACCAGGAATTCCAACCAGGGTATATGCAGAACGAATTTTAAACAATGGAGATTCAAATATTTCTGAGCTTGCGCCACATCTATAGATAGCTTCTAGTAATTCAGGACTTGATCTATTCAAAGAAGGATCGCCATGTGTAGTTACCACAACAATAAACTGATTGTTTGTTCCATTCAGGTCGTTGGCCAAGCGTTTTACTTCTTTGACATTGGTATCTGTTTTGTAGTTTTTGTTAAAAACAACACGACCGTCTTCTCGACGGATTCTTACCAAATTATAACTCGCTGTTGTACTAGTTATTTGTTCTCCTGTGGTTTCACTCCAGATTCCGGCACCCAATGTACCGCTGGTGTCTTTGATACCACGCGATACTGCTGTAAAAGAAAGATTATCTCTGAGGTACACTTCTACCCATTTATGTGCCAACGGAGTAAAAGAAAGTTGTAATTCATCTTTGTCGTCTAATATAAACTTCTCTTGACAATCTTTTCTGTAATATCTATGAGAATCATATCCTGATTTGAGATGTCGAAGTATTGCAGAATTCAGTTGGCTAGATAAACACACATCAACTAACTCAGCATAGCCCAACTGTCTAGGGTGCAATCCGTCTGGTAATTTATCTAACCACCCAGGCAATCGATTGGCATCTGCGACCAAGTCACCGTATTGTACAGCAACTTCTCGCATGGCTACAGCATATGGATTTGTGTTCCAGTATTTGTTAACTGTAGGGGTTTGCCAAACCATGATCCGTCCGTCGCCAAGTTTTTCTCTTAGAGCAATTAAATTGTTTTTATATTGTTGTACTGGTACATTATTTTTAGCATCGTTCATGCCATGATTTATCACAACAACATTTGCATCTATGTTGTCTGGCCAGCGTTCGTTGACCCCATCGGTTCCATTTAACAATTGCTCACTTGTGCTGTGTCCTGAAGATCTTGTTATTATCACCAGCTTGTATTGTGGTAAGAAAAACTCTATTAATGCACCGGGAGGCTGTGCAACTCTGGCTGTAACAGAATCTACATTGCTACATACTCCGCACAATGGATCAAACACATCAGGGTCACGGCCACAGATAATGCTGTCACCAAATAACTCAATGTAAATGCGATCTTGTGCCTGAGACTGTATACTAGTTGTTTGAATTACTAGATCTTGAGTCTCTGGGACAATAACATGGTGATTAGGAACAAGTAGTGACAACGATTATCCTCCGCGCATGTACCAGCTTACAGGGAATAGTTTTCCTTTTTTAGGCACACAGAAATGTCTGTTATTAAACAAGATTCGATAGTTCCAGTAATCTGTAGTTGCAATATTTGTAGTCATGGCTGAATAGTATTTACTCTTTTCAAGTACAGCCTCTCCTTCGGTTAGCAATCTACCGCCATAGCTGTAATTGTATAGTTTATCGTACACCAGCATTGTTCCGTGATCAGACAGTGTAGTAATTGTTGCTCCTAGTGCTGTGCCTTCGTCGCCTCCGCGACCTTGGTTTGCCCACAAACGTATATATGTTCGGTAAGCACCAACATCCGTAAACGGATCCATGGTCCACATAATATCTGCATCTAACACTGCAGGTAGCGGTATCAATATCTTTGGCTCTACGTCTCTGACAGGCAACAGGTTGATTAGGTACTCAGGCTCCTTGTCTTGTACTGGCAACAAGTCAATCAAGTACTCAGGCTCAATATCTTGCGTTGGTAGCAAGTCAACCAAATACTCAGGTTCTTGATCTTGTACTGGCAAGAATGAATCCACAAAGTACTCGGGTTCTTGATCTTGCATTGGTAGCAAATCAACCAAGTACTCAGGCTCAATATCTTGCGTTGGTAGCAAGTCAACCAAGTACTCGGGTTCTTGATCTTGTGCTGGCAAGAATGAATCCACAAAGTACTCGGGTTCTTGATCTTGTACTGGCAAGAATGAATCCACAAAGTACTCGGGTTCTTGATCTTGTACTGGCTCAAGAGTAATTAAAAATCTTGTTCCGTTAGTATCCGGATCTGGCATGGTACTTGTAAAGAACACACTTTCATTACTTTCTGTTCTACCCAAAGCCGATGACTTTTTAATAATAGTATCAAGTCCCTGATATCGTGCTATTAGTGTAACAGAGTCTAAAATTGTTTCTAGTCCTGCATATTCAGATGCCAATGTTAAATCGTTTAATATAGTGTACAGTCCAATGTAGTCCGATGATATTACAGCACCAAAGTCGTTGGTAGCACCAAAGTTTACAAATTCAAGTTTTTCATTCACCAGAAGAGATGCATTTTTAATAGACGAAGACATTACTTCGTCGTTGGTCAGGTAACTGTAAGTTTTAATAAATCTTGAAGTATAATTGCTTGTAAACGATGTAGCAATATCATCGTACCCTTGTATAAATTCAAAGGTTGGCAAGCTAACTCCAAAATCACTAAACAACCACTCAAATTTTTCATCCTGGACTGTGAATGATGAATTTATTTCGCTGCCAAAATACAAAGGTGTTTCAAATAAGGATGATGTCTTGTCCCGTGCTGACTGAGCTTGTTCTGTTGTGAGTACGCTTGTGATTACACTAAGTCCTTGAATAGTCACATCCGGTATTACACCTGACGCTTGCGCTATATCGCTGGTTATATTAAATTCCAACCATGATGTTTTTGTGACGTCTGTAACCACACTCAGATTGCCTTCTATTACACTAGGTGCAGGCAATGCTTCATTTGTTACACCACCGAGCATGATCACAGAGTATCTGTCGGAATTAACAGGAACAATAGGACCAATACGAATTTCTGTATAGGGTTTCGTCGAAGGAACTCCAAGTATACTAAATCTAAAGTATCCGTACTTGTCCGAGTTTATTGCAGATAACTTAGGAGCACTGAAATAACTATACAGCCCAGATCTTTTTGCTCTGATACTTCCTATATTAATATACGAACCTGTAAGTATACTCCCAGATACTGTTCCGACTAAACTATATGTTGATGCAGAAGAAATATTTTCTGACATTATTTGACCAAGATCAAAATAAGTTCCGTCAAACGGCATTGCCTCTGCTTGAATGATACCACTATCCAATACCGAGTCTTGTTTAAATGTTGGAGCTAATGTTTCAGCTGCCACTGAACTTGACGGAGATTCAGTTTCTCGGGCAACAATCGAGTCAGTACCAACAGAATAATTTTTTTCTTTAACTGCACCCGAAATTATCTTGTTATCTATATTCCAGCTGCCAATTGGTATATATACATTGCTGTTAATGGTGGTATCGTACTTTACTTGATATACAATTACATCGTCTTGAAAGTAATGCATCAACTTCCTGTTTAAAGAAATATTTGCACCAGTTGACACATTAGTAACATAACTACCTCTGTTGGTGCCATTGACTACTAAATTAGATGAGTACATGTCAATGTACAAGTTACCTGTGATTGCAGTATTTGCAGTCAATGCTATGTTAGCTGTTTCATAAATTTCAGGATCGATACCAACAAGGTCTCGACCAAGATAATTAGTAAATGTGTATTCGTAGTTGTCAACATATGGCTCGATCAGTGTACCAAAATCAAGAGCATCAAATAACTCACCTGCCGATGTTTCCCAACTTGTTCTTACCACAAATGAGGGGCTCGCTAGTACCACTTCTCTGCGGTCGTATATGCTGGCAGGAGTCAATTGATTGTACACATTGATTACATCTCCTGCATTGAAATCATATATGAGTCCTGTATCAATGACTACTTCAGAGCCATCACTCAGTGTACGTGTAAAGATGTATGGGCGACCAGAAACTCTGTAATAATCAGGCAAGTAGTACGAATCTGATACCGGTATTGTTATGGCAGTAGTTACATAATCATTCAATAGTTGGTCGGGGTACGGTGTTGTTGTTTCAATGTATACGCTGGGTGCAGAAATAGACTGCATGGGAATTGCAAATTGATAATCACCTATACTGATCACAGGAACCACTGTGCTCAATGACGTATTAAATGGTATAGTCAACGACACAGTGTCATTTTCTTTTAGTGTAGTACTACCATTATAAACACCACCATTAACAGTTAAATAACCAAATGTTGTCGACATTAATATTGTAGTTGTCGGAGCGAACGATTGATTGACTACAAATTCAATTCTGGCCTGAGTGCCAAATTCTGGGGTTGAATTTGCTATTACTGGAAATCTAGGCATGAATATTTTTGCAACTGGATCAATCTTGCCTGGACCAGTATATGTCCAATTTCCAGTGTTAGCAGGACTGAAGAACACAATGCTATTATTAGGCCCTGATCGAACAGAGGTTGACAGCATTACCGCATTGCTCGACGAAACTCCAACATTTGCACTAGCTGAATGATTTGAATTTTTATAATAATATTCTAAGAACTGGAATGATCTGCCAACATAAAATGCAACTTCGTATGTGTGTTCTTTGGGCATTGGCAATTCTGTTTTAAACAACAGCAATGTACCATTGGCAACGCTTACGCTTGGTGCAACTTGTATTAAATTGCCTTGTATTACGATTGGTCCAGAATTTATAATAGACGAATCCATTACATTGATTTGTACTTTTTCAAATTCTGCAATAGCAATAGGAGCCGTAGTAGGAGAGACCACTACACTGGAAAGGTCGGATGTTGATACAATCTCAGTTACATCAACTGATAACGTACCGGTTGACCCCGGAGCTGTTGGAATCAAACTTGAATAGTATGCGGCAACAAGACCAGGATAGGTAACACCATTGACAGTATTGGTTGACCATAATCCATATAAATTCAGAAGTTTAGACGGATCAGAGTTTAAGTATGTTGGTCTGCCTCTAAAGATACTTGGTAGAAAATTTGACTCTATATCTAGTATAACTAAATTAGTGGTTCCAACTGTTGATGTACTTATCACAGTGAAGTTTGCCGTGATAACAGTCTGCGCAATACTTACTATATCCACCGACATTGTTGGATACTGTCCGTTAACCAATGATCCTACTGGCAAAACTGCTCTATAGTCAGGAGCGGTAATAGTAGGATTAATTGAGCCATCAATGTAAATTGTACCATTGTTGATACCGGCTATAACATAATTATTAGTTATACGATTATATGTTGACGATAACAAATAAGTAGATGCATTTGTTAATACATTAGTGACCTTAGAATACTTAGGTATACTAGTTAGACTATAACCTGTAACCGAGTCTAGCACTAAAGTATTTGTATTAGTTACGGTAGTTAATACATTTGCTGAGTATGTTTGTGTACCAACAATACCTGTTACTCTAGTAGAAGCAGTTATTCCTGTTCCACTGACATAATCACCAATGTTGGCAACAGTTAAATCGTCAACTGGAATATTTGTAGCGTTAGTTATACTTGTTGTTATTGTTGTAGTGTTACCATCAGGAAATGGATCTGCAGTGATTCCTACCCAACGTACTTTAAAATATTCAAAGTTACCTGCTGTGCCCGAAGTATAATACACACCCATTGGTTGTGTTGTTGCAACTTGTTTATATCTTACATTTAGCGGATTAACATTGGTAATAGGTAATCGTTGGTACACCGGCCCTGTTTCAACATACAATGCATCTACATTTAAGTTGCCAAAGCCGGCAACAAGATCGGGTGTTGTGTTTCCAAATGTAATGGTTCCTGTGGTACTAACACTTATGTTAGAATACATGGTTCCGTACATGTTCCAATTAAATCCTAGTTCCAATGGACCTGTATAACCTATCCATGTATTGCCAGTTTGTGGCATTGTCTCTGCTGTTACACTGCCCGATATTCCGGTAGAGACAACATTAGGTTTATAATAATCTGTTACTAGTACAGCCGATGATGCTTCTACATCATAATCAAAAGCCGACTCCCCAAATACAAAAGGTCTTCTAAAAACCCCGGCACCTGTGGCTTTGAAACTTACACCAAAATAATCCCCAGTGTTGGCCATTTGCCCATACGAGCCGTTGATCCAACACGTTAAACCAGGACCTGCAACAGGCATAATACTTTCCTGTCCTAACATTTTTAATTTAATTGGTTCGGTTCCGATATGACTAATCGGACCTTTTCTAAATTTGACCGGAAATGGTATAACTTTTGCAATGTCAGTTAGATCCAGGGTAACAAACTCTTGCAAGCAATGAGTTGCCAATATAGATGTGTCCACTACAGAAACCAAAGTCACTTTGTTATCAAAATTAAGTCTTTCAATATCCACCAAGTTTGAATATGTAACTGCTGTCAATCCCGAACCTGTTATTTTTAACACTTGATTGCTGTCATACCCAGTTACCCATAGGACTCCATCAAACATTCTTGGATAGGATGGATTTATATCTGGTGTTTCAATTGTAGTGTATGTCCCAGATGCATCATTGAATCGTAATAAACGTTGGTTATTAGGGTCAGGTATTACAACAGCAGTACCAGAGTCTATGGCGCAAGGATTTCCTAACGCAGAGGCTTGATAAATTAGTGTTACTGTGCCTGTAGAGGTCACATAATAGGCTTTTCCGAGCCTTGTGGTAACAATTGCATCATTGCCTATACAAGCTATTGATATAATTGTTTCTCTTGTTAAAAGAACTTTATTGATTTCTTGAAAGTTTTTATTTAAAATAAACACACTGTCATAACCAGCTATCCATATGTTACTGGTTGCTGTACTAATGTCTAATCCGGTTACATCCGGATTTAGTTTTGATCGTAAGTAACTACGTCTGGCATCAATGAATGATTGTCCAGTTGGTGTATCTTGTTCATACCAAAGTCCACTCAATCCAATGACTTGTACAACAGTAGGACTAAATGTATCGCTGTCAAAATAACGATTGTTAAAAATTATTCTATAAAGTCGTTTATTACCACACAACACAATTGCTTCTGTGATCAATTGATTTGTGTCTGGGTCCGTATACGACAATTTACGATACTCAACAGGACCAGCCGGCAGTTTAACTCTGGTGGCTAATGTGTGAGTTGTGGTATAAAACAGTACCGCATCATTAATATGGTCTAACACAATGTGTGTTTTTTCTATATCAACTATGCCGTGTGCACTACCCAGTGGATATTGTGTATTAAATGTGCTGTAATAAAAACTAATTAAAAATTCCGTAGGCAAGTAGTTAAACCATTTTTTGGTCGCGTCTACATTTTTTACAGACGGATGATAATTGTTTTTATTAACTACCGCAAAGTATTGCTGAATTCCGTTAAGATAGTATTCATGGAACTCATGCCCTAAATAACTCGAAGGAGAAGTTACAGTAACAGAAACTCGATCATTGACTGATATTGTTACAGGGCGCAATGATATCACAGTTTCGTTGATAGAAACTGTGATATTGGGTGATATATTTAATAATTGGAACTGGGTGGAAACAAAGCTAGTTGAAACCAGACTATCGGGAGTGCATGCCGAAACACTGTTGAACATTATGCACTCCCATTATTTTTGTAATAGCCAATTATCGATACCCCTTTAAGGTGTATAAACAGTGTGACTATTTTCAACTGCAATATTATGAGCTAGGTTAGTGGCAGCAGACTGACCTGGAGTATAACCTGTTTTAGTTAAAACCATTAGTCTCATACCTTGACCTTGGCGCTCAGTGGAATACAATGCTGTATACTCACGTTGATATGGTTCATTGTAAACATTAACCAATACACTAGTACCTGCTCCTACTACTTCGGCGGCCACAGTGCCAAGCATGTCCAATTCGTCTGCATACTTGTATCGCGGTGTACTCAAATTATTCATAAATGTCACAACAAACTCGCCAGTTTCGGTCAACGACTGTTGTGGGTACGGATTTATCAAAGCTGGATTATCATCGCTTTGTATTGTGGCATCTTTTTTACGGCTTGGACTAATTACATCAACCTCGCGCACTATAAACTTTTTAAATGTTTGTGGTGCACCGGTTCCGCTGACACAGTATACAGGGCAACGACTAGTTTCTGCTGATACATTGTTATCTTCTCGCATGGCTCCGCCACCTCGCACATGCCCGGTCAACCGGTCAACTGGGCGTTGAACTAGTATCCATCTGAAAGGACTTCGACCAGTGGTACCATCTGGATTTACTGCACCGGCATCCCATGTGGTATTCCCTTGTGGAATTTCTTCTTGGCTGTCTTCCCAGATTCCAAAGAATAGTCCACGATTGGTCAATGTTATTGTGTAGCTCATTGGGTAAGCAGACTCTGAATTAAGATTTGGACCTCTGTTTAACCAAATTTGATTAAATCCTGCAACACCGGTACCCGGCGTGCCGCCAACACCTGTCCAATCCTCGCCTACATTACCAGCTGGTTCTTTAATAACGGGTGTTGCACTGTTGTTTGCGCCGCCCCTGTCATTCAATTGTGCAATGTCGCCTGCATTGGTAAGTTGTAATGCAGTAGCAACATGTATCGCTAGTCTACTGTCATCTAGTCTATTAAAACATATTCTCCAACCTGGCTCAACCATTGACAAATAGCTACCGATTTGTTGAGAACTTGCCAATGGATCAACGTTGGCAGTTGTAGACAGAATTGTAACGTTGTCGCTACTAGCACCAATGCCATTCTGTGGTTGTCCATTAAATTTAGTAGTAAAATATTTAATACTATTTGACGCACCGCCGGCAACGTTTCCGGTCATTTCGTTGACAACGTCAGTCATTAACTCCTCGATAGTTAAAAATCCGTATTTTGTGATATTAAAGCATGCCATTATTTAGAGCTCCTGATTATATTGGAATATTTCTAAGAACACAGATTCTTAGACCCGAGTTGTAAGGATTATTAGCCGGCAGTGCACGATATGTCCTTGGTCCGGATTCTCCGTATGCTGTAATAGAAACATCGTTTCCGGCCATACACACGTCTGCAGATGTTTGGCCAATCATATCCAACTCTTCAGAATATCTGAATCTAGGTGTTGTTAGGTTATGCAAGAATGACACTAGATATTTACTATCTTCAGTTAATGCAATTTGATTAGTGGTGTTAAGTATACCGAAGCTATCTTGTGTGTGAGCATCAGCCGGCACACGGTACGGAGATTGCACAGTTGTAACTATACTTGCTCCGTTTGCTTGTATTGCATATTTATTATAACTATTCTGAGGATCTCCCACAGACGGATGTAATACATCTTCTTCTCTGACAATAAATTTCCAATACTTGTAACCAACGCTGTTGACACAAAATACCGGTGTGCGCCCAACTGTTAGAACTTTTCCTGTGTATCTATTAACCGGACGTTGAATCAGGAACCAGTTAAAGTAATTATCGTTGTCCGATGTACTTCTAGCTTTTGTTTTCTGTATAGTACTCCATGTACCTTCCCATACGCCAAAGAACATTCCTCTGTTGGTTAATGCCAACGAATAGTTCAGTGGATACACTTCGGGGTTGGCTGCAACTCGAGCAGTTCTATTCAAGAACCCTTCATCTGGCTTGGTAGGGTCTGGTGCTCCACGAAGTGCTGCATTAGATGGAAATGCTCCCATCATACCTGCACGGTCGATCACAGTTGTACCAGTCACATTCCAGATGTTAGCAATGCTACCATTATCTTGCAACTGTACTGGTGTAGCGGCATACGCAAGTAACTGCTGAGGACCGGCACTTGGAGTTGTTGCATTTACCACCACATCAAAGGCAACACGCCATGGTTGAACTTCAGCAAACTTAAAGTGCAATGACTCGGGCTGCGGACCAGACGGTAATGGCAATGTTTGATTACTACTTAATACTACATTGGCAGTTGTGGGGCCAGTGGGTGTTACAGAAACTACAGTAACATATCCGTCAATTGACCCATTCTCTTTTGTACTTGTTACCGTTTGTCCAGCATAGATAACTGGATTAAAGTTATTTTGTGTATTTAAGTCTCTAACCTGCACAAAATTAGAATTAGATGTAGCTACACTAACCTTACCAAATACTCCAACAGGATCATTCAATGGGTCAACAGAAGCACCTGCTTCCAAGACCACTTTGAATCCAGCTGGTAATACTGTTGTGGTATCGCTAATTGTTAAACCAGAACCTCTCAGTGCAATATTATCATCGATTGTAATATTAATCGGAGTACTTACAGTGAACCATGTGTATTCTTTAGTTTGTTCTAACCATGGCCCGGTATAGCTAGTAGAAGTTACTGTGTCAGTTGGCGGTGTTAGACTACTTATTTGTCTAATACCAGTTACAACTTCGATTGGAAATATACCTGTAATAGTTGTTCCAGGCGGAATATTACTAGACGGAGAACTTGTTTGTCCTGGCTCAGTTAGAGATATTGTTTGACCAATAAAAACATTAGCATTACCACTTATTGCTTCAGTGTACAGTATATCGACCCAAAATCCCGAACGTGGCCATTTGGTGGTTTTACCACCTGTACCATTGGTTTTTGTCCACTGAACGGGCGGAGTATTTGTTTGGTCTTGGTTACTAGAATACGCCGGGATCAGTGTTTGAGATGCAGCGACAGCAACCGGAGCTGTACCAGTTGATGGCGTAGTAATGTTGCCCAAGGTAGTTAAGTAACGGGTAGGGGTTGTCCGAGTCACAAATGCAGTTGGCTTTGATGCCCCGAATGCCGCGGGCGGATTGCCTATATACGGTCCAACATTGGTTATCGAGACTGCTGTAACTGTACCATTTGCACCAATACTGCTAACTGCAATATTGGCAGTAGTTCCAACTTTAGTTTCTAAAGTACCAACTTTTAACTGGTCACCAACTTTATAGCCGGCGCCACCATCGACCACTGTAATTTTTCTTTCAGCTGGTGGCCATTCTGCTGGCATAGTTACGCCACTACTTGTGGTAATAATCAAATTACTTACACTAAACGCACCAAGTGTCAGCATGTCGTTTACTGCCGAATCGATTACTTCGCCTACTGTTGTAAACCCACTTTTCTCAACCGCGTAAAAGTTTACGTCAGGTTTAGAAACTTCATATATTGTACGTGTTGCCATTATTATTTTGCTCCTTGCCCAACTGAGATTAGTCCGGGTCTTAGAAATATAAAGTTATTTATCAATTTGATTCCTATTAGTTCTATTGTTTGTTATACTGTACGCCAGGCCGAATTGGCGTAAACATGTAGTTTATTGTCTGTTGTCAAGAAAACCAGCTTGCCTTCGTACACTCTAGTGGGCAATGTTTGTACAATTTCCATACCCGGACGACTGTCTGTCACTGACGGGAAATACAACAGGCTCAAAGTGATCGGCGTTGCCGCTTCCAAGGAACTGATGCTACTCACAGTGACATAAACATTGGGGTTTGGTGGATCTTCCATGTTGGCAAAAATGCTGTATTGCCTGCTTTGGAAACTACTGCCATCGTTTAGCACAACAGACCCGTCGTCAACCAGGTGATCCGCTGTTGCAATAAATGTATAAGGATTAGGCTCGTTTCTATCAGGTGTTCCAAACACTTCTACTTTTACCGGACGGCTCACACTGACCTGGTAAACAATAGAACTGATACCCAATGGTAACACTAAGTCAACACTGCCATATCCTTGTAAGCTGGTTATGGTTGTTTCATAACGTCGTCTGCGTATGCTAGATTCTGGCGACCCAGGTGCCCAATAAGTAACTGTACTACCAGGGCCTTCTGCAGTTAGTACAGCACCCGACGGTGGTTCTTCAAACGGCAGTTGATAGAATGTGGTTGTTGCATTAGCAACAAATAGATTACCAGTTACCCGTACATCACCAACAACATCAAGGGCAACGTTAGGAGTAGTTGTGTTGACACCAACTCGTCTGTTGGTAACATCAAAGTAGACAAGGTCGCCATCAATTGATAAATTTATTCCTTGCCTTTCCAGGTCTGGAACCAGCATTGGGCCCGATATGCGTCCTATTGCCATTTAAATTCTCCGTAATACATGCGGTTTACCCTGCAAATCCATGCAATATCACAATGTATTGACCATCCGGCGGTGTGCTGGTAAAACTAATGTTGTTGCCATCCACAGTGTATGCCATACCAGGATTTTGAAACACGTTGCCAACAAACACCAATATCATTATTTCTTGACCAGGTTTGTAACTGTACTTCATTGGGCCAAACTCTCTCGAGGCACCGTCACCGTAATAGGTATCTTTGCTGACTTCCCTTGATCCTGCTGAGCTGACCACAAATGCCCTCCATTCATTATCAACATACAATTCAGGTTTGGATGTTGTTTGGTTATATCGCATCATTCCGCCAACAGGGTTATCAGGACCAAGTGTACTGGATCCTATTGGCAGTCTGATACTGTAACTACCAGTCTGTAACTCGGCGTTTTTAATAAATCGTCCCATTGTTATATACCAATGCTTGACACAGTTACAACCACATTGGGCAGTGTTGCGGCCACAACTGCTGGCGCCTGTGTTCTATATGTCCAAGTGATGGCGTCTGTACTGGTTGCAACTCTGGCCTGTGAACCAATTGCAATAAATTCAGATCTGGCAGAGTTCCATAGTAACCCAGTACCGGCATATGCTTGCCAGGGTTGGTTAGTCAAGCCAGAAGTTTTGGACCATGCACCGCTGGTGTCTAAAACATAAATCTCTGAGCTGGTTCCGATCGCATAAAAACCAAAACCAGGTTTATATGTTGCACCACCAATGCCAGGATATGTCGAGCTACCAATTGCAGCCAATCCAGCATTGTAAGTCCAGGCTGTGAGATTTGTACTAGTTGCCGCTTTGTTGTTGTCTCGACTCAATGCCAAGTACCCAATGCTGGGTGACCCAGAGTAAACCAAAGATGTTATTCTGGTATTCTGTCCCCAGGCTGCATTACTGGCCAACGAAGAAACATATGTCCATGTAACACCATCTGGGCTGGATGCAATTTTACCGCCGTCGCCTCCAACCACAAATACGCTACCGGTCCAAGATGCTGTCCACACTCCGCTAGTTCCCCAAGCAGTACCAGACAGCCCTAGCCTGACTGTCCAATTTAAACCGTCAATGCTGGTAGCAACAGACCCTGAGGCACCAACAACTAAAAAGATAGATCCGTTGTTGGTAACAGCATTTGCATCAGTATTAGCCCATGCTGTACTACTCAATCCTGTTAGACCTGTCCATGTTACACCGTCGGTACTAGATGCTACACTACCGCCATCACCTACTGCCACATATCTACCACCTGTCATTTTGGTAATAGATCTAATTTGTTTTTGATTGTCCCAAGTAGTTACCACAATGCCAGTGCTGTAAGCCCATGTTGCACCAGTTGCGCTTGCGGCAATTTTACCTGCTGGACCACCCACTACGTATTCAGATCTGTCAGATGCCCATGTCACTGCATTAACAGTGTCTTGTCCCCATCCCGGAGTAGTTGTGCCAGCAATCACTGTATCACCTAGGCCAACATTTTGTGTAGTCAGCGGGTCTACTATTCTTGCCTGTAGTGTGTCTAAATTTTCTAGTATCAACTTTTCAGAGTCAATTACATAAGTATCTTTTCCTGACAGAGATACTTGATAATAAATCAAGTTTGTGTCGCTGGCCATTGTTCCATTGGGCACAGCATGAATACTGAATTGCACAGCAGTATCTCCTGTGTTGCAAAGATAAATTGCTGTGACTGCATTTTCGCCATTGCTGGTAAAAACACTTGCTGTGGATGTGGTTAAAACTGTGCTAGTTAATGCCATGTTATTTCCTATAGTACCAACGAATACACTAACGATTTTCGTTTAGTAATTAATTCTTCATTGTCAGACACAAAGTTTGTTACATACAAACCAGTCTTGCCCCGTTGGGGTGTGTGAGCACTTAGTATAGTTGAGCCAAGTGATGGTGTTGCATTTCCAACTGACTCTTTAATCTCTATACCAGAGTTAGGGCCGGGCTGTAGCACAATGTTTTGATCACTTATTGATCGTATGTGAAATCCATCTGTAAATAAATCGCCGCCCAGTCTAGGGCTTGCATCATCCTGCAGTCTGACCAATAGATTTCCGTAATACAATCCATCTTCAGATACCTGCCATTTTTTTACTGATTCAACCCAACGAAATCCCACCGGTGGTTCATCACCGCGAAGTACCTCAATGCCTGCATCTAATATGGGTTGGCCAGTTGTGACATTGGCACATAATGTAATGATATTGTCTGCCAGTAATGTATTAACTGACCCAACAGCGGTTTGTGTTCCTGTAACAACAACATCGCCTAATAAAGTTATTACGCCGTTACCACCTCTGGCATCTAGATAGATATCGCCATTCAATGATTTTAAGTACCAATCGCCTGATACACGGTCAACAGTAGACATAAATGATTCCCATTTTAGATATTTATCACTGTGCTAAACTAATAAAAATAGCACCCGAGGGTGCTATTTTGTTATCATCAAAAATGATTAGCTTAGGTCAACGTTGCCAGCAAATACGCTGTTTGTACCAGCTTCTTCAATTTGAACTGCACCGTCAGTGTTTGATGTATCAAAGTTCCATGGATATCTATTACCATCACTACCGGTAACCATGTTCATTGAAATTTTAGTAACATATAGTACTGCGGCTGCATCAGTTTTAATTTTAATGCTCATTTGGCCGGCTACTAATGCACCATCTGCCGCTGAAACTAAACTACATACAGCTTGATTACCACTGGCATCTACGCAAAGGAACTTTTTAGAACCTTTTTGTTTAACAATTGCACCATCAACACTGCTGGTACCGTTGTGAAAACGTACACGAATGTTGGTGTCTGAGTTTGCACCGAAAAATCTTTTGTTTATTGGACGTCCCATTTGTTTCTCCTTTAAGTTGGCGTTCCAGGCCTACGCAGTGGGAACTGCATAAACTCTCAATTAAGAGTGAACAATATATTTACCTAATTTAGAGTTTTAGTCAAACAAAAAGGGCCTTGCGGCCCTTTTTTGTTTAGTCTAACAAACCAATATTATTGGAATGATAGGTTAGATACAGCGATCTCAGAAACGTAGTCACCAGCATTACCTAGAGACGAAGCAGTATTGGTCAATTCTACGTACCCATACCTCGTCATGAAACCAACTACTGGTTCAAACGTTGCTGGGTCTAGAACAACACCACTGCTCATCAATGGAACGTATGGGCAGTAAAACGCTGCCGCATCAGCTTCTGATGAACCTTTGTAACCAACTAGCACAGGAGTAGAGTCGCTAGCATAGCTATCAACATAAATCTTCATTGCGCCATTTAGTGTACCAACAAACTTGGTGTTTGTAGGAGCTTCAAATGTACCTTCTGTTGTACGAGCAAACGCACTAGTAGTTGCAGATTGCAATACTGTCAATGCGGCTGGAGATACAACTGCCCAGTTACCAGCACCACGACGTGTGCGTTGTGCGATCAAGTTAGCACTACGGTTGATCAATACTGCAAGAGCAGCATGCTCATCACCAACGAAAGTAGCTGTACCAGATACAGTAGCTTGGTTGTATGTGAATTCTGTAGCAGCCAAGGCACGTAGTGAGCCTAGAACTTCTTGGTCGATTTCAACTGTAATTTCTTGAGCCAAAGCAGCCATGATTTCTGCTTCAACGTCCAAACCATGCATGGCTTGTGCGTCTTGAGCAGCTTCAAATGTCCAACGTGCAGACAATTTACGTGTCTTAGCTTCAACAACTTGTTTCAAGATTTGAACGTTGATACGGTTGCCAGGTACACCTTCCAATGTACTTGTAGAAGCCGCAAAACCAGCTCCTGTACCAGCATAAGCTGTAGCAATACGGAATGGGCTCAATGCCTCGTCACCAGCTGTTGCGCCAGTACCGTTACCGGAACCGCCAACTGTGTCAGCATAACGAACACGTAATGTGTGGATCTGTGCAACAGGTCCTGTCATTGGCTGAACACCAACGATTTCGTTAGCAATAACTGTAGGCATTACACGACGGATAACTGGTAGGATAACACGGTTAAGTGTTGCTACGTTACCTGCGCTTGTTGCACCAGCAGATGCGCTCTCAGCCAAATGCTTGCGAGTGTTTTCTAAGATCACGCTCATTGATGTACGGCGTGAGCCTTGTAGGCCTTCTAGCAGGGCTTCTTTAGTCTCGCCCCAACGGCTCTCTAATAGTTCTTGTGTCATTTTCTTTCCTTTAAGGTTTAACTATTCATTTTAACCCTGCTAAACGTCGTAGCTCAACAACATTGGTGTCAACATTGTGAACTGAAACTTTAGCAGTTTTATCTCCAGTGACGGCAACATGAGATTCTGTCAAAGTAGAAGTTGCCTTCTCTTTAGCAGAACCAGATGTTAGTACAGCTGGTAGATACTTATCAAATGCAGACTTCAATTTTTCAGTCTGTACATTTTCGAGTAGCTCGCGCATTACCACTTGCTTCTCACGATTTAGAGTACCTAGTAATCCGTTCATCACTTCTTTACGGTCAATACTCTCTTTGATCACGCGAATTTCGCGGTCTTTCGATTCAACAATTTGTTGAGCTTCTTTAGAAACCTTAGAGGCTTCGTCCAGTTGCGTTTGTTGATGATCAATGACTTGTTTTAGTTTTTGCAATTCACGGTTTTCGTTGAGGTGAGTCAATGAAAATTCGCTAGCAAAAGCCTCGAATATACGACGTCCAAACATGTTCTCGCGAGCAAGTTGGATATCTTCTTTGAGTTGGGTTAATTCAGACCCTAGTTTCACAGAAACTGATTCTTTAACTAGTCGTGCGCTGTTGGCAACAAATCGGCTTTGTAGTTCATGTAACTTACGCTTGGCTTCAGCAACCAAACGCACTTTAGTTTCTACAACTGCTTGTTTGTCTTGTGCAAATTCTTTAATTTCTTCAGCAAGGGCTCGAACAATAAATTTTTCGAGACGTTGATAATTCTCTTTCTGAATTTCACGATCTTTGTGTAGTTCTTTAACTTCTTCAGATAACTTAGTTACCATGAAGTTGTTGAATCTACCAGCACTTTCCATCATGTGATTTTTTACTCTCACACGATCTTCCACGACAGCCTTTTTCTCACTGGCAAATTCTTGAATTTCGGCAGCAAGACTTTCAGTTACCATTTTGTCTAGAGCTTCCACCATTACTTGTTTGTCATGTGTATAGCGGCTTGCCATTTCTTCGCGCAATTCAGCACGAATAGCATCACGAGCTTCATCTAGCTTGGCTTCCCAGGCTTCGTTGATAGCTGTACGAGTTTCCTCGTTAATGATGCCACTATCTAGTAATGGTTTGATAGCATCAAACATAGCTGTTCTCCTATAATTTTAAGTCTTTAATCAAGCGAGTTACCTGCTCTTTTAAATACTTTTGCACTTTTTTATCGTCCTGAGCATCACGAGCCACATCTAGCGACCGGTGGCCATATTTCATATTTAATAAGCCTTCATAGATGGCTGTTGGATATGCATGTGGCGCACTTGGTTGTGCTACAATATCAACTGTGACTATCTCGAAATCACTGACGTGCCCAGTGCCTTCGCTGACGTTACCGCTACCGCGGCTTGAAACACCTAATTTAACACCACTTTCTAACATGGTTCGGACTAGTTGTCCCATAGGTGTTGGTAGAATCTTTAACTTACCACAGCCTGCAGGACCATCCATCCACATTTGTTCAATCATGTGGCTAACACGGTCCAAATTAATTTTTAAATCATCTGGGTGATCTACTTCGCCTA